AAACAAAATAGCAAAGGCAGATATTTTGCATTTAGAGGCTCTAAAAAAACAAAAAAAGAAAACAGGAAAAGTATTGATCACTTGATAAAACCTTATCCAAAGAGGGGAGTAGAATGAAAAAACTAACGCCAGCCCATGAGGCTGAACTGCGACATTTGAGAGGCCAAGTGGATCGTTTAGAGGGGGAGGCTTATCGCACAAGCCCAGTTCCAGATGCACAGAACGATCTCTGGTTGGCGCGACAGGAATTGAAAAACTTTGTGAGTGGACTGAGACAAAACGATTATGAAATCTGAGGGAGAGAACAGATGAATAAATGGCTAGAATTTGAAAGACTACAAGCGAGAACGAAAGGCCCAAGCGGCAAGCCTCTGCGACCACCGCTGCCGTGCGATAGAGGGGAAAAGCGCAGTCAGACAGATACTGGCGCTTTTACGCCGATCTTGAGGGCGCTAGAAAAACACGGGCCAATGACGAGCAAAGACATTGCAAGGCTTTTGAAAAAGAACTCTCACAATGTTTGTGGAACAATTCGCCACGCTGTTGACGCTGGTTTGGTTGTTAAAAAAGCTCACGTCCGATCAAGAAACGGGGGCAAAGGCCACATGAATTGCTGGCTGTACCATATCGCGGCATAAATCGCATCGGGGGAAAGTCGCCCATTTTGGCTTTCCCCATATTAATTAAATATATTTAATTTGTATTTTGCTATTGTATCTCCGATCAGAATGCCTATATGTATTGTGTAAGATCAAAAATTCAAAAAATGGAGAGACCCAATGGAAACGCTTGAAGACCTTTTTAACGAAATTGTACATGATGTTATGGTTTCTGACAAATTCTCTAAACCAATCGTTGCAAAATGCTTCAAAAACCAAGACCAAGGATGGGGCAGTGTGTGGACGCTTTCAATAGATGGCGTTTCGCAACGAGGCGTTTACGCAGAGAAAATGGAATACTTTGCTGATGTACTAGATCGTATCCAACATGAATTAGATATGGAAAATTTGCATATTCTTAAAAATGGAGAGACCCAATGAAACCGAATAAATCACAAATCAAAGCGCGTATCGAAGAGCTTGAAGTAATGTTGGCTGACGCCACTCCAGAACAAATTGCAAAATCTAAATCCGACAGTGTTCGCCTGTCTGAAATTCTTGATGAATTGAAAGATGAGAGCGGTCAAAAAGATACATTGGTTGAAGAATTTAAGACGTTAGACCTTACCTTGAACAACGCATTTCATGAGTTGAAAAACTTTAAAGATACAATGGCTGCTGATTTGATGGTTGTTTCTACGCGCTACGTTGTCATCAACAACAAAGACCTTATCAGCCCCGCTGGATTTCACCCAGACGAAAAAGTTTACATCCAAAGCACAATTGCAATTCACACAGACAGCTTGGAAAATTTGCCAAGTTCAAACGAAAAACTTTATGCTTTTGAGGTAAACCCAATAGCTGCTTAATCAACGGGGGGCTTCGGCCCCTCATCCAACGATTTAGAAAGGATCAAAATATGAAACTCTACACCAACGCAAAAGGCCAGTGGGTCGGAACGCAAGCCGAAGCCAAGACAATTGGCGCGGAGCAGACTGAAGTTCCCACCGACAAGCCCAGCCTGATGGCGTGGCTCAACAACAGGACAGAGGCTGCAAATGCCTTTGGCTTACCAGTGGAGCCAGTGCCAGCCCCAGTGGTCACTGAGAGGGTGACAAGCCACCCACAGGGCCGACCACACCCTTGGGTGACCATCAGGGAGTGCGCTGAGAAAGCATCGCTCAAAGACTTGGGTCACGCTCTGGCGATCTACATGAACCGTGTCGATGAATTGCTGGACGATCAATAAAAATATTAATTAAATGTATCTGGGGGTATTGTATTCCCAGATATATTTCTTATATGTATTGTGTAAGAGAAAAAATTAAAAATCAGGAGAGAGACGATGACAACCATTACATTAAACCAAAATGAAATTAAAGTTAATGGCCGCACAGTCTATGACACGGTGCGCGTTGATAATATTGAAAAAGTATCTGGCGGCGTATGGGCTGGCGAAACAAGCAGAGGCGATACCTTTCGCATTATCGGCGGTTTTGCTTCTGGTGGTGGCCGCAACGAATGGTTCCTAGAATATCCTGTTGGATACGGTGACCAATCAATTCGCGCCAACAGCGCAGTCAAGTGCTTCAAACTGTTAATTGTTTAATCAACGGGGCTTCGGCCCCACCCACTATCCAATCAGGAGACAAAAAATGAAAATCACTAAAGCAGCCATCCAAGCCCTCGCCACCCAATCGGTCAAAGCTCAATATGCCCGTGAGACTGACAAGGCTTTGTATCTGGAAGAAATCATTGTTTTGGCTGGCTTTGACATCAGCCTGACTGACCGCCCCGATCAATGGGATCGCTGCATCGAATGGCTTGAAAACGCCATCGCTGCTAGATGGACGGCTGCACGTTATTTAGTTTGACAAGGGCTACCGCCCACCCACCCACTATCCAATCAGGAGACCATCCAATGACATACGATCTAAACACACAGCGCCCATTCATTTCAGCTTTGGTTGAGAATGCGCTATACGGCCTCGACGGCACTAAGTTTGCGCTGACAAAAAGTCAGAAGGCCAAGGCGCTAAAAGTGTTGGTTGTTAAAAAGCCAAACAGTGGCAGAAACAATTGCTCATATGCTTGTCACAGTTCAATTGTGATTAACTTGTCATATTGGCAGATCAAAAACATCGTGAGCGGCAAATATGAAAATGGACATAAATGTTTTGAGGATAAAGTTCTGGACGGCCACGTCTATTATAACGAATACAAATCATTTGACTCCAACGCCAAATGCGGTGGCACGTTTATCAAAACAGGCGATGTCGATCACGGCAACCTGATCCAAGTTTTGCATGAAGTCGCTCACTATGTGCAGTTTACATTATATTGCGCGGATCGGAGCATCGGGCGCTACCTGCGTAAGCCGCATGGCGATGGTTTCATCCACATCTATTCGCGACTGCGCGAGGCGTTCTGTAACGATCCAGCCACCCGCGCAGCATTCATCAGGCGATGCAACGAACAAGCATTTGCTGACGTGTGGCTTGCCCTTGATGCAGCCTAATAAATTATTTAAAGATACCCCTTGATATATCTTGGGGTATCACTATATGTATTAGGTAAGATCAAAAATTCAAAAATCAGGAGATCAAAAAATGGCATACGATCCAACACACGAATATGAGCATAACTACCACCCGTCCATTGAAGCGCGGAAGCTGGAAAATTATGTAAACTCTAAGCGTCAGACTTGGATCGCGTCTGATGATCGTGCCGCAGAAATTATTGATTTTGTGAGCGGCTATGATGAAAAGGACGAAGGTTTCTTTCCAGCCGTCAAGAAGGGCATTTGGAAGTTTGGCCGTCCTACCGAAAATATGCGTGACACAATGGTACGCATTCTGGACAAACGTGCCGCTCAAGCCGCCGAATGGGCTACCAGAGATGGCAAGTGCGAGTTTGTTGGCACAGTAGGTCAGCGTCAGACTTTCACCCTTACAGTAAAACACGTTGTGGAACTAGAAGGCATCTATGGCTGGACTTGGCTGCACATTTGTCGTGATGCTGACAATAACGTCATCATCTACAAAGGCTCACAAGATTGGGGCAACGGTTCTCAAGTAACTTGCATGGCAAAAATCAAAGAACATGGTGTTCGTGATGGCGTAAAGCAGACCATCATCCAGCGCCCCACAAAAGTCAAAATCAACGGCGAAGACTATTAACCCAACGGGGGCCATCGCGCCCCCACCAACCAAGGAGAAAAAAATGGCACGTAGAAGTTTTAAAATCTTTGGAATTAAAGATGGTGGATCGGAAGAATGGGTCGATACTGTCAGCAGCCCCAAAGCAGGAAAAGCCGCACATGAGGCAATGAAGACAGAAGGGTATTACGATTACATCCGTTGCCGCGATTGCTTGGGCGGCTTGCGCTTTGAATACAATTTAAAAACAGGGAGGAAGACAGCATGATGATCCCCTGCCCAGAATGTGATTACACAGGCCACAAAGGCCGAGTAGAAAAAACATTGTACCAGCGTTTCGGTGGAACGCTGGAGCCTGTTGGAGAATGGGTCGATTGCGATTACTGTGATGGCAGTGGCGAAGTTGAGGAGGATGAAGATGAGCGATGAGAAAGTAGTAAAATTTCCCAAACCTCTTTCTAACATTGATCGGCAGTTTCTTGAGCTTGAAAAGCAGCGTGAATTGATCAGGGAGCAGGCGCGACAGCTTGCTTCTGTTCACAAGCCCAAATAGCCGCTATAATGCCCCTAATTCCACTTAGGGGGTGATGACCCATGATCGATCCTGTGAGCGCCTACGCTGCCGCCACAACCGCCTATAAAGGTGTTAAAATGCTGCTGCAGGCTGGCCGTGAAATCGAAGACGTTTCAAAGCAGCTTGGGTCTTGGTATAGCGCAGTGGCTGATATTACTCGCGCCGAATCACAGCGCAAGAACACAACGTGGTTGGAAAAGAAACAGCACGGCGAGGCATCAATTGAGCAAGAGGCGATGGACATCACGATCCGCGCCAAAAAATTAAAAGAATTTGAATATGAAATTCGCGTAATGCTGGACTATAGATTTGGTTTAGGCACCTATGAAGGTATGCTTGATATGCGCCGAAAAATTAGGGCAGAGCGAGAGCGCACGGTATATGCCGCAATGGAGAGCAAGCGCCAAATGGCAAACAATCTTGCTATCACGGGATTGGCTGTGGGCATTGTGGCCGTTTTGGGAGGCGGCATTTATTTGCTGACGCTTGTGTTATGACAGGCTCTTGGGTGCTGTACATTATTATATTCTTTGTAAATGGTGAAACGATTGTGTTGGAAAATGATGAAAAATTTAAAACAGAAGATCAGTGCTGGGCCGCAGGCATGATAAAGGGGCCGTATCTTTTAGAGAAAACTTCACATATTTTTGGCGTACCTGTGAGGGGCAGTTTTTCATGCCAGAAGGCAGGGCAGAATGCTTAAAGTTTTATTGATGTCCGTAACGTTGGCTGGCGTTGCCAATCCCACGCACGTTCAGTGCCACCTGTGGAAAAGGCTTACCGACAAAAATACGGGTCAGAAAATTTGCGTCTATCGCTTTACAGCGGGGTATGGAGGTCTGGCCTATCATTACCCAACTCGCAGCTTCAAAGAGTGTCCCAAGGTCTTTTCCTGCGTCTATGAAAAGAAAGACAAGCGCCCAACGCTAAACGAGATATTGGATGGGTTAAGGGACGGCTTCTGAGCTACTGAGCGGCCTGTCGTACCTGTGCCGCTGCGTCAGTGCCTCTGAGAGCCTCTATGAGAGCCGCTGTGGCCCCTTTTGCATCAAATTGCATTGTCGGTACTTTCACGCTGTCATACGCCGCCTGTGCCTCTGGTGTGGCCGCTTCGGCTGGCCCCACGCTGCTTTCATTTGTTGAAGACGCCAACAGTGCAGCCTCCAAGAACCCACGGCCATCACTAATATTGAGAGCATTTGCCAGTCGTTTAAACGCAGGCGTTTTAATCGCAGCAGCAATTTCTGGTTCAGACGCTGAGACTGCAAGTTTTTTAAATGTAGGACTATTTAAAAAGTCACCCGCCGCAGAAATTTTTTCTTTGCTGCCTTTATTTAAAAGCATATCACCTATAGTGTCCACGGCCATAGCCCCAGCTGGGCCTCCCGCCGCCTGACCAACCCCAGCGCGAACTATCCTGTTGCCCATAATTCCTTGGAATACTCTTTTCACAAGACCTTCAGCCGTCAATGCTTGTACAAGAGCCTGATTAGCCTTACCTGTCTGTAGGACGGCCCCACGGGCCTGTGTGATGCGTTTAGAGATGTTATTAAGGTCAGACATAAACTGACTACTGTCTTCGCCTAAAATGCCAATAATTTTATTATAGACAGGCTTGTTTCGCTTTAGACCCTCAAATGTTTTTGAAAATTTGGCAAAATCAAACGGCCCGTCGAAACCTACGGCTTCAGATACTGACAACGCATTTATGGCCGTAGCCATTGCTTCACGCTGTAGCTCTTTTGGAATGACTTTTAATAGTCTGTTGAGGCCAGCTATATCACCTTTAGTTCCACTTGTTATTGCCGTCCTCAGTTTTCCTGCCAGACTGCCTTCGCCATCTTTGCCAAAAAATGTGACAATGCGCTTTTCTAGAGCTTTTTGCTTTGCCGTTGTTTGATTTGCTAAACGTAGTGCGGCTCTAGCTTCGTCTCCACCAACCCTCTGCGCCGTTGCAAGATAATCTTCGGTTAATGCTCCATATATACGTTTTGCAGTGCCAGTATCCATATCGGCAAATTCACCTTCGCCCTTGTTTATGGCTTTACCAATACCGTTTCTAAACTTTTTCAATGCGGCGTAAGTCAAGGGCGTGTTTGGGTCTGTCAATGTATCGAAAAGCATCTTTTCTTTGCCTGTCAGCGCGTTTACGCCACCAAGTTCTTCAAGCATTTTATTTAACAGCATTACACTATTTTGTGGTTCAACCAGTGAGTTTGCTGGAACTACTGAATCAACTTGATTGTACAGTCCTTTCGCAGCTTGTTGCAAAGATGTTTGTGTCTGTTTTAACGCTGTTTGAATGCGATCTGAAATTGATGCAACATCTGGAGTTGCGTCAATTGTCGCCATCATTTCGTCTGCTTGCTTAGATGCAGCAACAACAATATTTCTAAAATTTGCTTCGGCTTCTGATCCTGCAATTGATCGGCTTAGACCAGCCGCGCTTCTTAGCTGCGTATTGTCGCTCAGAACGTCTGCTGGCACGTCAATGCCAAGGCGCTCTGCCGCTGCCGCTGCGTCTGGATTTACTTTAGCCGCTGCCGCTAGTGCTTCCGCTGCCTTCTGTGAGCCTCTGCCGCCAGTGGAAGCCACACGAATTAACTCGCCCAACGCATCTGGAGTTAGGGTAGGTGCCGCCTGTGCTGCGGCCTGTGCTGCCACAGGAGCCGTGGGGGCCGCTGCAACGGGGGCAGGGGCTTGAGCAGTACGCATTGCTGTGATCTCGTCAGGCGTAAACTGTCTAGCCACCTGTGCCTCTGTTATGCCGCCCACGCTTGGATTAACCATTTTACGGCCACGCATTAGAGAGCTTGGAGAACCCATAAAGGCGTCTGGCATTGCCATCATGTCACGCGCAAATCTTGTTGCGTTTCCCTCGCTCATGCCTGCCTTCATAAACAGGTCTGCAATGCCACCAATAACGTATCCAGCACCTTCTGAAGCGGTGCCTGCCACGGTTAACGCTGAATCACCAATAAGCTCCAAAGCCAATTGAACGGCTTGGGGGATGGAAATCATGGGGCCGTCTTTTAATGACGGGTCTTTGGCCTTCTGAGCATCGCTGTAGCCGTACAGCAAGACTTCATCAGGTACATCAACAATGCCACCCTCACCAGACATGTTAAAACCTGTTGCTGCCTGTTCAGCCAGTTCACGCCCCTCTTGGGACATTTGCTGACGCAGTGGAACAGAGGCTTTTTTAGGTTGCACTGTGACCGCGCCATCATCAGCGCGTGGAATTATTGGGTCAGAAGTGACGGCTTTGGCTTCTGTTTTTTTAGCTTCGGATTGGTTTTTACTCGCAAGTCTTGCCTTTGCAAGTTTTGCTTTTGCTAAAAGAGCGTCTCTAAGAAGATCATCTGCCTCTGACATATTAATTATCTCCTGATTCTAATTCAGCCGATCTTGCTATGTAAGCCTTTAACTCAGCGTTTGATAATTTTGCTGTTTCAAGATCAATCGCATCAATTTCTGCCGCAGACATTTCTGATATTTCTACAGCATATTCTGTAATTTCTTCTTGGCTTGTAGTCTCTCTTTTCTCAAGCTCAACCATCCAATCGCCAATACTATTTCCTTTAGACAAGAAACTTGCGGCCTCTTGAAGATTAAGAAGAAGTTTTTTCTTTGCATCAATTCTTTCTTGCACCCAACCCTTTAGATAATCTTCATCCATGTTTTCGGGCAAACCAATATCAAGAGCCAAATCAAGCTCACCTTTGCTAAGAGCGCCAAACGTAACTGAACCAACAACTTCCAAGCCTAGCCTTCCTCTGACGTTTGCCAACTCAGTGGCTGATCTGCTTATGTCGGGAAGGAACTGAGCAAAGAAGCCAGTCTGCGCTCCACTTTCCAATGCACGTTTTGCATCTTCAAGCGTAGCAATATTGGTTCTTACCTTCAGCATATCTTTGTAAGAATCACCCACAATTTCAGATGACAAGCCACCAAGCGCCCTTTGCTGCGATCTCTTGCCTTGAATTTCAATGCCACGCTCTTCTGCTATTCTAATAGCGTCAGTACGGGCATTTCCTGTCAACTCGTTTCCAACCCCGTCTAATACTTTAGAAGTACCGTCTTTCATTACGGTAACAACTACGCCGCTATCAAGTATTTTACTTGATTGAACTTCTGCTGCATCTTCTGATGTAGCACCTTTACTGTCTGTCCAATCTACTGGTGGAACAGAACTCCAGCCTTGAGCTTCAAAATCAGCGGCATCATTTTCGTTTTTAACCACAGCAGGATCAAAGCCAGTCTTATAAAACTTACGCTCTTTGAAAGTGCTGCCTGTCCCAGTTGTCTTATCAACACTTTTAAATCTCGCGCCTTGTTTTTGCAGATCGGCAAAGCCTTTGGCTGTTAAGAAGTCACGGTATGCTGGTTGAAAAGCTCCAGTTGGTTTGCCTTTGTCATCCAAGACTGGAATTTCAATCATGTATTCTTTCGGATCGCGGTATGTCGCCGCCTTCGGCTTTAGCGTTGGCGCAAGGCTAAACGCCGTAGAGGCCACTTTCTGATCCCTGTCGCGCTTCTCTTTCTTTTTGGCAGTCAGGTAGTCAAGCGGCACAAGGCCAGCCCCAACAGCCGACCCAAATAATGTGGAACCCGGCTCTGATGCCTGCTTGCCCATTTCCAGAAAGTATCTCAGAGAAGCCTCCCAAGGATTGGCCTCTTCAACAGGGGCGTACATGGCGCTGGCTGCGTCAAAGGCTTTCTGCGCTCCAGCCTTACTGCCAGAAAGCATTCCCAATGCACCCATCATTTTGTCAAATTCAGTAGTGTCGCTTGCGCCCAGTTCCATGCTCTAGCCCCTAGCCTTATGAGTTCATCAGTTTATACGCGCTGTACAGACTACCCAAACCGCTAAGTGTCTGGCCGTACACCGAAGGATCAGCAGCCATCTGTGTGCCTGTCTGGAAGCCTCTCGACGCCTTGCTGTACGGCGTTTGGGACAATGCCCCCAGAGCAAAGTTAAGCTGCTCCTGTGGATAATCCCGCTGATCTAAATAATCAGCATAGGCCAAATCAAGCGCACGTTGATCAAGTAGGCGCGTGGCCTCGCCAGATGTAATGAGACCCTGCGCCGTTTGCGCCTGCAAGTCAGCCGCCAGTGTGCCAGCAGTTGCGTAGGCATCCATCTGACCAGCCTTTGCTGCCTCTTCGGTTTCATACGCACTTCTGAGTGCATTTTCTGCGCTAAACCGATTGGCACGTTCTGTGTCGAAGCGACCAGCAGCAAAGTCTAATCCTTCGCGTCCTGCCGTGGCTCTAAGGTCTCCAGCGGCCTTTGCGCCTTCTCCTGCCGCTGTGCCTTCCATAATGCCCAGACGTGATCCAAAGGCACCACCGCCCCTTGCAGCACGGCTTCTTGCCTCGTTTTGAGCGCGAATAGTTTGCTCTTCTATTTCACGCACGGCAGGGTTCATGGCGTCTTGGTAAATGTCCATAAACGGCTGCGCTGTGTCCATGCTAAATGGATCGCCCATAAGCTCTTCGCGTGTTGCTGCTTCATAGCCTTGTCCTAACGTGTCAGCTACAGCAGTGTAATCATCCAAATACGGCTTGAAAGTATCATCAAGAGTGCCAAGCATTTCCATGCCCTCGCGCTCCTGATCTGTCAGCTTGCTGTTCTGTATAACATTTCCCATAGCATCCACGCCACCATATGTCGCAATTCGATCACCCGAATATGTTGGATAGTCAGACGCTGCTATTTCGGCAGCTTTTTCAAATAATGATCGGCCAGCAGAGGAGACCCAAGATGGAACTTCATCTGCGCTATATGTGTCAGATGAGCTTGGTAGCGACGAATATGATGGTGTGCAGAAACTGCCCATTTAAGCCTCCGTAAATAACGAACCGACTTTGCATAAGCCAAGCCGCTCGTAAAAATTATCTTTGCGATCTATATCGCCAGAATAGACGTGGCCCAACTTAACTGGGACGCCAGCCTCCTGACCGATTTTCATAAACTTTTTAATCAGTCGGGTGGCGATGGTGGATTTCCTATGCTGTCGATAGACGAAAAACCATTTATCAGCCAGATACTTTTTGTCGCTCCACCAGTCGGTCATTTCTGCACCACCAATTGATCCAATAATTCTGCCGTCTATTTCAGCGACGAGAACAACGCCATCGTGGATACATTTGCTAATGGCAGCGATCAACTTATCAGACCTGATTGGCGACACATCGTGAACTGTTTCGGAGTGCATGACGTGCAGCATTCCGTACAATGCAGATATATCCAGAGGTGTCGCCACTCTGATCATCATTAGCCCATGCCACCCAGTGCGCCCATTTGCCCCTCAGAAGCCATCTGACGAGGCATAGGGGCTTGTCCACCGCCTGCGCCACCCTCTATGGCCGCAATAAGCTCTGCAAGCTCTGGCAGCAGCTTCATAAGCACTGAGGCTATTTCTGGTGTGATAACACTGTCGAGCATTGCAAGTTCTTGCTCAGACATTCCACCCAGACGCGATACGAGAGCAGCCGCGATTTCTGGCGATGCTTGGCCCATGTCTCTTTGTGGGCGTCTTTCTTCTCGCATATTTGCGCCACGCATATCTGGCATATCTGGCATTTCTGCTTTCATCATATCTTTATTAGGCATTACGCTTCCTTCGCTTTATATAGAACAGACCAGTCAGTTTTTTCGCAGAAGAAGCCAACCGACCAGCAGATTGGTTCCAGAATTTTTCTATAAATCTTGCCCAGATAATCGGGCTTGTCTCGCTTGCCGTAGATGTAGGCGATTTCGTTGGCTCTGTGTTGGGCTAGGTGACGCCAGAGCTTGACGCCTCTACCTTTACGCATTTGCTTTACAACGTGTACGGCCCATACATGATATCCATTGACGTGTTGTGGCGTCAGGTGATCTCTGGTGAAGCGATAGTCCAGCAATACGTTTTGCCTGCTCATCACGCCCTGCCGCTGTAGTTCGTTGCAGATCACACGCCCCCCAATAGACGCGCCAATAAAACCGCCAATTGGGCCACCAATGGCTGTACCAATTGCGCCACCGATCCCAGATTTTACGCCACCTTTTATGGCGTCACCCGCATCTTCGCCTGCCAACAAGCCGCCAACCGTGCGGCCTATACCATAGCCTGCTCCAGCGCCATAAGGAGTACCTTTTGGAACCACAACATCAGAACCGGGAAACATTGATTTACCACCAACACTAATGGCTTCACCAAAACCCATTGGATTATTTCCGCTCATTAAACGGCCAACTCTTCCACCAAAGAAACTTCCCAATTCGCCAGCCGCTGCGATCTTCATTGGCCCCATGTCAGTTGATTGTGCATTTCCAGTTCGCGGTGAAGCCACCATTGGTTCGCCGTTAAGAGTTGTGCCACCAAAGTCTGGCACAGTGGAGAACGTGCGGGTGCCTGTCTTGACGGGCTTTACAAATTCATACATTGGCATCGCGGCAGTGCCGTAAACGTCTTGAAGGCGCAAGCCTTCAGCAAGTTCTGGCGCGACTTGAGACTGCATTTGATAGACATCTACTGTTTCCATGCCGTCTTCTGCTGTTGGCAAAACACCTAGATTTCCATATGGGTCTGGGAGAGCAATTCCGCGCTCATCTGTGAGAGCAATGCCATTTGCGTCATACTGAACTGCCATCAAGTTATCTCCAATAGTGAAGCCACAACGTGCAGCCTGTTGGCCGTTGCTGCCGTGACCTTAATGATTTCGTCCTCTTGAACGGTGAGAGGCTGGGTCAAAAGCTCTACCGTCGTATTAGCACCGATTGCCTTAACTTTAAACAAAGAAAATACAGCGGCTGATGCGTCTGTAATTGTGACCGTAATTGTATCCGCATTCCCACTGTCTTCGGACACTAAGATTGACTTGATCAAAGTAGTGGTTGCGCTGGGCGCGGTGTACAGCGTTGTGGCATTTGTCGTTGTTAAATCGACCTTGGCATTTTTGTAATTATTAGCCATTAGCCCATGAACCACGCTGTAGCTTCGGCCTGATCAACGGCTGTCTGCAACCCCTGCGATGCTGCAAAATATGTCGCCTGCTTTTCAAGCTCCAGAGTGTTTACCAATCGCCCCATATAACCCTGCTGATATTGCTGGGGAGGTGACGGCAGTCGCAAGATTGCAAGGGGTGCTGCGCGGGTCATCGTAATCCATCCATCTTTGTGTCGATCCGAAGGTCACCAAGCCGCCATTCGTCTTGCGTACCTGTGCTTTCAAACTTCAAAGCAATTTGCCGACCCTTGACGCGAGTGCTGATTTTCTCTGTTGTAGACGTAATATTAAACGGCCCCTTTATGGTCTCGCTGGCGTTGGGATACTTGCGCGTATTCATGTATAGCGAGACGGTGCTATTGGCCCCCATCGTTGCGTCAGGAATAATCCGATCCACCATGTAAAGGTTTTCGCCCTCTGCTGTGATTTCACGGGGCGCTGCCTCAATAAATGCAGTCATCGCTGCACCATCGTTACTTGTTCCTGTCTCATGGTTGTACAAAAAGCCTTGAGGGCTAAATGCAAATGGTTTTTCGCGTGAGCCGAATGCATCGTTCCAAGCCGTTCTGTCCATTGATCCAATCGACCATACTTTTTCGTTGTAATTATAGGTCACATAACTGTCTGGCTCTGGATTAGTTGTCCCTGCTGTATTTTGGTCAGAGACATAGAACCACGTTACTTCGTTAAATTCGACATTATGACCAGCCACAGTTTTATCAAAAAATTGCGTTTGCAATCTATCAAAGACAAAATGTTTTAATGGACATGGTATTTCGTTAATTACACCATCGTATATATAGAACGATCTATTGCCCATCCAGTATGTATTGCCGTCAATTGCAATCATAGAGTTTAAGCCAATTGCGCTAGTGCCAGTACCAAGTAATCTGAACGAAAATATAAATGGCTCACCAACGAATGTCATGCCATACACAGCCTCGTCGGTGGATATAATTGTTTCTTCTCGCGTGTTAACCAAGGCAACAATTTTGGTTCCAACTTCAAGCCTTTGATCGCCAGCAGTATTGAGTGCTGTTGGAGCAAATTTTGTAAAATCTTCTTGCGTAGACCAACGCACTAACATTGGGTCTAGTGTTCCAGAGCTTCCATCGGCGGCAACATATACACTGGCTCCAGCGGCAATAAAATGTCTGTCGGGAAAGCTGACAACAGTTGCCCGAACTTCCGCAGGCACAGACGCTGCTCCTGCCAGACTGGACACAAGAACGGCCCTTGCTGTTGTTGATCCAGATGTATCCCAGTAATATATCTGTCTGCCTCTGACATTGGCAATTAAATCTTCGCCCCAAATATTTAAACTCCATGAAGAGTTTTCAAGATTTACTTGAGACAAAGACAAAGACCTTGGTGTGTTCCAAGTTGATTCATTCCATCCACCAACACCCCAACCAAGCGCGGGAGCAGCACTTTGTGTGCCTAATCCTTCGGCAGAACCAATAAGATATTTTATGTCTATTGTTGTACCGCCGCCTGTGGCACCACTTGTTGCTGCATCGGGCGATTGTATTGAATAAGAATTAGAGTCAATATAAGTTATTTGATACCCTGCCATTCTGTTAATTGTTTCGGCAGATATGCCACCTGTGGCAGTGGCAGAATTTATTACAACAAAATCACCGTTTGAAGCTCCATGAGAGTTATCGGTTACAGTAATAGTTGTGCTGCCACTTGTTACAACCAAAGGATTAGAGAGATTACTTGTGGTTTTTCGCAGCGGCGTAATGTCATAAATCGCGTTGTTTTGAATTATGTAAAGATGATTGTCTGTCCCGACAGCTATTCTGTCAACACCATCAGACGCTCTCCAAAAAACTATTTTTCGGCCAATGCCAGTCAGCGTAGCTTCAGTAGATGTTGTTTGCCCAGACGAATCTAATGCGTAAAATTTGTCTTTTTCCCATCCACCAATTTTCTCTGGGTATCCGTTAACAAAACGAACAAGGTCACTGTCCACATAAAATGGGCCGTTTTTGCCAGCAGAATATTCTGTGGTATCTTTGACGATGCCAGCGTTGTATTTCAGCAATTGCAGTGACATCAGAACATGGTCTCAAAATGTGGAGCATCGATAAAGGGCCTACGTCCCTGTGATCTGCGAATGTCTATATAGCTGTTCATAGCGTCCTCTGCGCTACCCTCCCAAGCACCTAGATCATTAACAGTCCACGCAGCGCCCCAGCGTAGCTTTACGCCCACAGCCTCTGCGCCTTCTTTCATGGCGTCTGCAATTTCATCATAGAGGTTCAGTTCCCATCTGCCGCCATCGCAGTAAGCCATCAAATCAACGGCGTTACCGTCGATGTGTTTTGACCTCATGGTTTGCGAAGCCCCTTTTGCAACCAAAGCACGTTGCTCGTCTATTGTTCGCAGTCCACAAATTACCGAAAAGTCTTGTTTTGTAACGCCGATAGCGTACTTCACGACAGCCACCATTTTTTCGTCTACACCGTCCAGCCTAGATAGACTTCGTTTGCTTAACTTGTAGCCCATAATTATTTCCCTGCATATTTACTGATTGCCCGATTTCCGAACCAAAATGCCAGAACTGCGCTGAATAATCCAGATGTCTCCCCATCCCACATGAGATCGACGGCCTGCATCCAGTCTCCACCAGCCTGCGTGACCTTGACCATAATCACGACTTTTGTGGCTACGAACAGTCCGAAAAAGGCATAAGTAACGATAGGACGAACAGAACCCCGAAGAGCGTTGATAAAGCCTCCAGCGTCAATAGATCGGTCATGTGCGTACAGCCCCTTTGTTTCTTCGATGTCTGCCTTCTTGTCTAGCTCGACCAGCTTCATCTCAGAACGCTTTTGGGCAAGCTCTGTCTCGATTTGCATCATTTCAATGCGGTGCTTTTGCTGCTGATTGGCCTTAAAGTAATCAAGAACTGAAGGCAGAAACGATGATCCGAAGCCCAGCAGGCTTCCCAGAAGAGCCATCATGCTTTTTCACCGTTTATGAAGATGCCAAAACAGCCAGTAAGTGCGCCCATACAGACGCTAACCAAACCCGCTTGGGCATTTGTTACTTGATCTGGGGGGATAGACATAAACCAGTGAACACTTTGATACGTCAGCACCGTAACAGCCAGCATCATTATTCGCGGCAAAACTTTGAATTTATCAAACGTCTCTGGTGTCATAATTTTACCCCATTTTTATTAACACAGTCATAAGCATCAAGATTATTGCCGCACTGGCACCGATCATAATTCCTTCTAAACGCTTAATGCGCGTAAAGACCTCTTTGAATTGTATCCGCACCTCTGTTTGCAAAGCAACAACATCCCTTTCCAGCGCAGAGACGCGCTCATCTATATCTGGCATGGTCAAAATAAACTTGCTTAACCCAAGAGGTCACATCTATTAGATCATTGTGTGCCTTTGTAAAGTCTGGGTGACAATATGCTGAGTGCATAACTTTTTCTCTTGCATCTTTCATTTCACCATGCACGACTTTAATTTTGTACATCAATTCTGGGGGGATAAGTTTCATTCAACCACCTTTTGAGGCCACTCTTCAAGATTAAGAACAGGCCAATTTGAAGAGTTTTCAAGATTTCTTAAAGTTGCACGGTACGTTGCCCAAGCAGTTGTCATGGTGGGAGTGTCTGAAAGACCCATCCAATCCGTTGCTTCAAGTAATTGCTTTACAACAGCCATTGTCCCTTCATCGGTCATAGAATTAGGGTAATTGTTGGCATACAAATTCAACACTGCTTCATCGTACATTGTTTTATCCTTTAAACTCTATTATGACAGCTTGCCCCACTTGAAAGCCCCGTCCCGCAGTGCCAAAACTACTTGCTCCGTAGGCTTTTGGTTCTCTAGTAAACAATGGAGAAGAGCTTGGCCCGTACAACAAAACTAAGTCTGTTGGAGTCACTCCAAAAGTCGCTCCATCTGGGCCATGACCAGTGTCATAATGACCATAATATGTACCAGAATCATATCCTTCAGAAGTAGGTTTTGCATTAGTCCCACCAGCAGGTAGATAGAACTCTTTTCCTACATAATTTGTCCAAGCAACAGCATTACTATCCCTACTACCCCCTACTCCACCAGCAGTTGCAGTACCATCGTTGCCTCCTAAACCGCCACCGTGTCTCATGTTTTGACTACTGTTTTGGTTTGATACCCAAACAGTACCGTTATAAAGTTTGCCTGTCCCAGAATTTGAAGTACCATTGTAAGCTCTTCCACCAACACCCGCTGGTGAACCGCTTCCAGCCCCCCCAGAAAGGACAAGATTAGCGTTGTTGTAAGTGGTTCCAGAGGAACCTCTTCCCTGACCACCGTTAGCGTTGAAATCGCCACCGCTGGCTACTCCACCATTTAAATCACTGGTAGGGTTGTAAGACAATCCACCTTGCGGGTATCCTGCGTACATATCAACCCCCGTGCCGTTTACACGTAGTCTAGAAGCGTCATTTGGAGTGCCAACATTTGATTGATCCTGCACTTGATAATTTCCAGAAATAGTCAATGACGAAGGCAAAGAAGATGTAATTATCTTTTCGGAGTAAGAGCTTCCACCACAACCAGCAGAGTAATACACGGTACTTCCAATACTTCCATAGCTTACTACAGCTTGTCCACCTTGCATAAATATGCCAATAGACGTAGTTCCTGCGCTTATTGTCCGTGTCTCTGAATAGGCTGATGCATTGCTGGCATTATGATAACGATTTATTATTGCCGCCGAGGGCATATCAAAATCTGCCACCCAATGAGTGCTATCAACGCCTACAATAATACCAAGACCATCTGCTTCCACTATCTTTGACGGCATTATTCTAGAGTTCATATACACAACACCAGATGCGGCCCTTACTACCACATCTGAGTCTGTGGTGTTTCTCAAACCAAAAAACACACCCGCCGTTGCTGTAGGTAATTTAAGGATAGCCGCTGAATTTGTAACATAGATTAAAGAACCAGACTGTGCTGCGGTTAAGGTGGTTTCACCACTGCTACTAACTGTTATAACGCTTCCCATAAATCCACTGGGCATATCAGACCAAGCCACATCAGTTCCATCAGATTTCAGAAAATAACCACTTGTCCCAGCAGCTAAAGGTGTAGACACGCCAGAGCTATTTCCAACGTCAATAGAGCCGCGTGTCAGGTCGCGTGTGACTGTGCCAGAGAACACCGCATTGCCGCCCTCAGACATATCAAGAGACAATGCAGTAATTTCTGTGCCTCCGTCATCACCTTTCAACAAAATGTCTTTGTCTTGAACTTTAGACTTGATGACAAGGTCACTGGACACACCTTTAAATTCACCAACAGCCGTGCTGCCTTCATTCAAGAAAAGGCTTCCATCTGGCTTTAAAGTAATATGACCCGCAGCCGCTGCTGCATCTGTAGTCGCTATTTCCAACGCACCATCTGCTGCGACAGTTATTGTGGCTGTGTCGCCTGACGATCCAGTCATCGTAATGACTTTGCCATTTAAATCGATATCATCGACGGTGGCTTGGTTCGCAGTTATAATGTCAGTCACCGTTGTTCCAGCCAGATTTACATCTGTCAAAAGATCGTAGACAACGCCGTTTGTGCTGCCCCCACCGTCTGTGGCGATCATTTTGACCTGACCAGCGGGAATTGCAATACCCGCTGGGCTTGAGCCTTGCTTCATCGTCAGAGTTGCAGACGTTGCGTTCTCAATCAGCCAAACCTTTGAGATGGTCGCTGGTAAAAATGTTACTGTGCAAGCCTGACCGCCACCACTCAATCTCAAGTACATACTGCGGTCAGCATCCAGTGCGCCATCCGCGAGTGTTATGTTATCTGTGGCGGCATTCGCAATAGCGCGTGTGCCGTAGCTGAACGCCTCCGCAATCATTTCTAAGTTTAGGTTCGTGACCGTACCCCATGCCCCGGACTGATCTCCAGTCGCCATTTCATTGAGGCGTAAGTCATTATCATAGGATGAAGCCATATCAATCGATCCTTACAATTGCGGTGTCTTTGGTTGCAGCGGGAAATACGATGCGGAAAGTACCACCAGAAACAGAGAAGTCACCGCCAAAATCAAGAATTGCGATTGCACCTCTTGCGTTGCTAGATGCATCGCCCAGCGTCTTGTTGTAAATCAAAGCACCACGGGCAGTAAATGTTGCGCTTGTCCACTGTGGATCATCCGCATCAAAAACTCCGCTAGTGCTGTTTTCAGCAACAGCCTTGTTTGCCAATGCAACGCCGCCAGTAGTGTAGCCATTGCCATTGGCGACTTCATTGGCAGTGATGTAACCATCAGTAGTCGCATTAAGTGTCGCGCTACTTGTGTAAAGCGCAACATAAATATTGTCGCTGTCTAGGTGGTGGTCACCCAGAAGCACGTCTTTTTTAAACAGCGTACTCATCGCCTGTGTGATAGCCATATTATATGCCTCCGTTGTATTCTGCTGCGTAGTCGCGTTGCATCTCTTGTACAGTAAGTTGGACTGCTTCGTCAAACTGGGTTTTATACAGAGATAAAGTCTCTGGCGCTTTTAAAAACGCAGAAGCCTCGTACAGAGCCGCAGCCAATAAAACTGTCGAAGCGTTAGTGTCGATCCAAGTATTGGGATTGCCGTTACTCAGTCCCGTCTCAGGCGCGATAAAGTCCACACTGTAGGCCAAGGCCGCAGAAGGCGTGGGAGCCAGTGTAATGACCGTGCCAGCCGTTCCTGCGCTGTCTGTGCTGTACATTCGTGGGGTGCCTTGTGTTGCCGCATTGGGCCAGTAATCTCGGATGTAAGAATCCACCCTGTGGTCGAGATACGTCACAACATTTGTGTCGGTAATTGATACCTGTCGGATCATTCTCGCTGTGGGAATTGTGTATGACGCCGTGCCTTGCACAAGATTGGCCGCAGCAGATGTCGAGCGAAAGCACGGCATATTTGGCAGGCGCTGAAAAACCATTTCTTCAGCCTGCGCTATTATCGTGTCAATAGACGCGACAAACTCTGTCGAGTCATCCTCCAAAAACGCTTGGATATTGGCCTTGAGTGTTGTGTAGCTCATCTATTCATCCTCAATTCCATTGACCCGTTCCATATCCAGCCTCGCCCCATGTTGTTATAAGACGCACTGCCTCTGATCCAGTGGCCCCTGTGCCGCCAAGTCCACTTACTGTGAGGTTTGAGTCAATTGCAACGGCCTCAGAACCAACCGCTGCTGTGCCGCCAGTGCCGCTGACATTAAGTATTCCATCTGCATTTATAGTTTCAGCACCAACAGCACCCGATCCACCAACGCCAGTTTCAGTGATTATTGCATCCGCAGAAATGCCTTCAATTCCAACGGCACCTACGCCACCCAGACCAGCGGTGTGTGGGCTTCCATTAAGATCACCCCAACCGCCTTGGCCCCACGCGCCTATTCCCCAGCCGAATGCCTCCACAGAAACAACATTGCCAACAGATGCTGTACCACCAGCACCTGTGGCTGTCGGCAACCCTTCAATAACGCCTGTGCCTACGCTGCCAGAGCCACCAACACCAGTTGCGATCTCATCAAGCTCTACTGGGACAGTGCCACCCGAACTTGTCAATGCTGGAGTATTAAGCTGACCACCCATTAAGTTATGGTTAGTGCAGTAGTAATAAAGTGTTGGTGCGTTGTCAGCCACAACTATCTGGGTGTAAGCATTGGCCTGTCCCGGCGTTCCAGAGGTTGTCACACCTGTTGTGTACTCGCTGCCTCCACCATGCGTCCCATTTGCTGTTGTGCTAAATCGCAACGGATGCCCATTGTTGGAGGACGCACTTTGATCGAAGCGATATGTGCTGCCTTCTGTCAGGCTTATAGTTGGCGCTGGGCCTCCAGCATCTATGTAATATCTGTTGCCAGCGGCTGTAGATTGAACAGTTATCGCAAGAGAAACAGTTCCTGATGATGGGGTGTAAGACGTTCCACCCATTAGATTGTGATTAGTGCAATAATAGTAAAGTGTTGGCGCACCAGCAGCCACCGTTATTTCAGTGTAAGCCCCAGCATTTCCCGGCGTCCCTGACGTTGTCACGCCTGTTGTGTATTCACTTCCCCCACCATGCGTTCCGTTGGCTGTTGTGCTAAATCGCAATGGGTGACCATTGTTGGAAGATGCAGATTGGTCAAAGCGATAAGTTTGCCCCTCTTGCAAATAAAGCTGCTGTTGAAGAACACTATCAACATAATATCTGTTGCCAGCGGCTATGGCTCCGACGGTTATCGCATATTCTAGGTAGGATGCGCTGACCGTAGCAACTTCACCAGAACCAGAAAGACCTGTTGCGGATACGTCTGTCGTGATAAACAATGACGTGCTGCCAACCGCTGCTGTGCCGCCAACGCCAGTCTGAGATGTGTTGATCACTTCAAAGCTGGATGTTTGACCCACAAACGCTGTTCCAGCAATCCCAACATTAGTTGTTAATCTGCGATCAACAAATATATCGTAATTATAACCTATGAATACTTCGACATTTTCGGGGTCATTGTCTGGCCGTGGATTAAACAGGGCCGTGGCATCAACAACATTTTTTGCAGGCGTTAATTGTGGGTTTTTTGGCTCCCAATCTTCTGGCGCTACGCGCAGGCCGTCCCAAGTCGTTTTTAATTGCGTATAGGGAACCCGCAGGCCACTTCTATCGCTTATCGCTTGAGATTTTTTGCCCCGTGCGTATTTTGCCATTAATATAAATTCAGCGCAGTTGGCTGAACCCTCAAACTTACGCCATCGTTATCTGACGCTGCCGCAAACGTGAATGCCCTTTCGTAGATTTCGTTTAAGACTTGAAACCTATCGGGGGCGTTTTTCAACGCCAGCTTGCTTGCAAGACCCGCGCAGATGCAGTCGCTCCAGCGATATGGCACGTCAGCGTCTTGATTGCTGGCCGTGATGTCATCTAGCTGGTTTACTGACCAATAATTTAAGCTGTATGTGGTCACGTCTGGTATTTGCCAGATGTAAATCAGCGGCGTATATTGCTTATCCAGCATATACTGTGATGGCTTTCCCGAAGATGTTTTGTTTGGCAGTTGGTTATAATCCGCAATGGACACACGATTGATAATTTGGTCAGACGTGTCCGTGCCTGCGCTATCTCTAATGACGGCGTCCATAATGTCGATGGTGCCAGCAGGAAGCGTGTACGGCGTTGTCTGGTCTTTTACCAGCGTCAGGGTTCTTTGCTCTACTGCCCAGTAATTGATGCCTCTGTTGGCCCACTCACTAAACAACAGGTTTAGGCTGCGCCGTGCAGATACAGCTTTGTAACCTGTTTGGGTTTGCGGATCGATACCACACCGCTCAAATGCCTCTGCGATGATTTCTTCAACATCTGGGCGAAACGCTACTGTGCCTGATAGTGCCATGAAGCAATCCTATGCGTAATGTTTTTTCATCCGCATGACGATATTATATGTATCGCCAGCGGCCCCAAGGCCAGTTGTTGTGAACAGGACATCACCAGTTGTGCTTCCATATTCTACAGTTGACGGCAATCCACCAAACTTGCTGAAGTCTTGGTATCCAATATCATCAGCAGCCATATGCATCATTATGACATCTGTGCCTGCGTCTGCTTCTACCATGACT